CGCAATCGAGTGCACGTCGTTGCCTGCGGCACGCTCAGTTCTGAAGTGTTCTGCATATACCTCCCGCATTACTATCCCTGCTTCAGTGCCATCATTGGCAGTGCAGTGCAGGGCATCACATCCAGCATCCATCAAGTAATCTGCCATCGTAACTCCCGTGTATAAGTTTAGGGCTTAAACTTACAAGTAGGACGGGTGTTACAGTATCCCGTCCTACCTCTCGCGCTAATGGCTGTCTTGCTGCCAGAGCCTGAATACACGGCACTTCGGAGTCCAGATGGAGATATCACGGAATCCGCGCGCATCACCAGTGCGGTTGTAATTCCACGTAGAGTTGTTGGCAAAGCGGTTGCCCAAGACTCTCATAGCGATGTGGCCATGTTCGCCATGCTCAGGGCCACTCCATACCACGAGGTCTCCAACTTCGGGAAAGACACCTGGCGGGAGTTCGGCACCGCGCTCGTGTAGGACTTTGGCGACGTGCAGAGCATCCGGGCCGCTTGGCCATGATCTCTCCGCGCCTAAGACGCGGCGCGTAACAAGTCGCATAGCTTGTGCGCATAGCCCAGGTTGCGCACTGTAACCGCCGCCGCCTTTAGCCATCTTGGTCATGCCGCCTTTTTTCAGCGCAGCCATGTCGGTTTTCTTGCCACCGTGCATTTGCTTGTCGTGCATACCAACGGCTTTTTTAACCATTGCTTTGTCTTGCTTGAGATCGCTTTTCATCTCACCGCCCTCTTTGAATTTTTTACCTTTGTCAGCCGCGCTAAAGTCTTTTCCTACAGAAGTAGGTACACCAACTTTCTTAGCAAACGCAGGGTTGTTAGCTACAGCTTTCATAAAGCTAGATTGTTTCTTAGATGTACTTGGCATTATTTACCCCAATGTCCGACAACAAAACCAACAACACCGGTTACGGCACTAACCGCACCGCCCGCCCACATAAGCACTTTCCACCCACCACGGGCTTCAGATAATGTCTTTTGAATATCAGCTAGACAATTCTTGATTGACGCCATGTCCTGAACAAGCTTGTCCATGTCATCTTGCAAATGCTTGATGTCATTGGCGTGTGTAGCTAGCTCGCGAGCTGTTTGAACCTGATCTTCCATTTAACATTTCCATCGTTTGAGGCTTGCGGCTTTCCGTGTTGGACGACCTTTCTCGTCTTTCATCGGACCGGGCATTCCAGACATTCTCGCGCAAAAAGACTTCTTGCGTGGACCACCTTCAGGCTGTGGAGCCTTTAGGTTTGATCCCGTAGCCGCATTGTATTTAGCGCGTCCTTTGGCAGTTAAACCAGCCCCCTTGGATACGGGAAGCTTCTCGCCACGCCCGACCGCCAGAGAGGGATTCTTCTTAGCCATAAAATACCGTCACAGCAGCGTTAGATAATGTGGCATGAACGTCCGTTTCAAACAACACGCCGTTAGCAGGGATCACCACACTAAATGGCTCACCGTTTGCGGCTGTTGCAATAGACATTAACGTTGTTCCGCTTGCGCCACCATCTTTTAAAACGACTGAACCAGCCGATGCAGAAGGTACAACAAGCAGCCCACGTACACGAGTTCGTGCGGCATACGCCGTTCCAGTAGCCGCAACAATAGCGGTCATTACATCAGTTTGCATAATTAGCTCCTATAAACACAAAAGCCCACCTAAGTGGGCAAGCTAATTAAGAAAGTGCTGCGCCAATTGCTGTAACCCAAGCAGAACCAGTGCTAATTACAACGCAATATTCATTGTTGCCAGCGCCGTTATCACTAACAATGCGCATTTGGCCTGCGTTACTAGCAGCGGCTGCAGGAAGAGCAGCAGTTGTGGAAATTGGAAGAGTGACAACGCCAGATACGTTACCAGTAACAGCACCGATAAAACCGTTTTGGGACGTGACTGGGCCGGAGAAGGTAGTTGATGCCATGTGAGGCTCCTGTATATGCAGTACATCGCCCTATAGTCTCTGCATCGTCTGCTGGGTCAGTCTATAGAGCTGGGGTTTCCCAGTTACTGTATTTATACGCTTTATTTAGTTACTGTGCAAGCGGTTTTAGAAATAAAAAACCCCGCCGAAGCGGGGCTTAAACCTTGTGGGTTTATTAGGCACCAGCAGAGCCGTACATGCCAAGCGGATCCGACCAGCCGAAGCTGTAACGTTCGCGTGACTTGTAACGCACGTTGCCTGTATCAAAGTCACCGTCCATCGACTGTGACAATGGTGTACGAACAAAGTGCTTCATGCCGTTAGGCACATCAGTCGTCAAGAACCAAGCATTGGTGTCGGTCAGGAAGTTGTTAACTGTGTAACCTTCCGAAATCGAACCGTTGTTCTTGATTGCGTTGATGTCGTTGTCAGCCGTACCAACACGGAGTTCCGTTTCGAGCAAGCGAGTTGCAACGAACTGGAGTGATGGAGGAATGACCAACTTCTTGGGCTTAGCAGCGATCAACAGACCACGTTCATCCGTCCAAGCAGCGATTTGAATAACTGCGTTTTCCAACGAAGTTTCGTTCAAGTCTGCAGCAGTCGAAGGAATGTTGCTGTTGGTGCCACCGCCAACCAAGGGGTGTGCGTTGCTAAACAGTGCAACTCCGTCACCGCCCGTGTAGGACGCTGAGAAGCCGTTGTTCAGAACAGCAGCAGCCTTAACTTGCTTGGTGTAAGCCATAGCGCGGGCGAGAGCCTTTGTATAACGAGCCGACAAGCTGTCGTACAGGTTATCTTCAATTGCTTCTTCCGTAAGGGAAAACCCTAGTGCGATGGTTTCATGGTTGTATCGAGCAGTCCAAGCTTCCTGAGCGTTGTCGTATGCAATTGCAGAACCTTCGTTCTTAACAGGTGCAGCCGAGAAGCCAGACAGTTTGGTTTCTTCTTCGAACGAACGCTCAGAGGTCTCTGTTTCGTAGATCTCTTTGTGTTGCTCACCATAACGTGCGTACTCCAAACCGAACAATGCGTTCAGGCCGGGGAGCAGCTCTTTCAATAGTTGTGCGCGTGAAATAGCCATGTTTTAGCTCCTTATACGCCGACGGCGGTTTCGTATGCATGCATACCGAAGTTGAACTTTACGATCACTTCAGGATACAGCGTGTTGCCGCCAGAAACATAAGCGGTGTCAGGAACAACGTCAACAATGCGAATTGTCAATGTGTCCGTTGTAGCGGTCGAATCAAGCAACGCAATTTGAGAATTGCCAGCGGTAGTGATTGAAGTGTTGTTAACGATGGTGGCGTTATTGCCAACAGACGTATACTGAACACCGGTCACAACTGTTGTGCCAGAAACCACAGCGACTTGGAACAGTGCATCTGGATCATCACAAACATAAGCTGTGATGTAACCGGATGTTACTGTTGTGCCACCAACAAAACTTTGTTGGAATTGCAATTGACCGTTACTTGGGTTGATTAACTCACAACCAAGAAACACGCCAGCGAAGCCGCCAGTGGGTTTAGCAGTTGTAGCAGCCGAACGCTCAATAGTACCGTCGCTTGCACGAACCAGTAGATCACCGTAACCAATCGAAGTTGCATATCCACTTGCAATACGCATCTTACGAGTAGCACCGGCGAACACCTGACCACCGATCAAATTGATCGGCTTAAAGCCGTAAGGCTTCGAGATAGTAGGGTAAGCCATATTTAGCTCCGAAGATTAAATTTAAGATCCTTTACCAAAGCTTGACGTGGACTTGCCTTCTTTAAAAAGCGGCATCCGCGCATCGCTTTGACGCATCAAACTATTGTCTACAGCTTCCGTTTGGGCTTGCGTTTGATCTGAGTAATATTTATTACGTTGATCAACAAACTCTTCAGGAGTCTTGCAAAGCAATAATCCGCCAATTTCGATGTTGCTCTTAAAGCGACTATCTGGATCGACTAGCAGTTGAAATTGTGGTTGCTCATCAATACTAACAGGCTCCCATCCCTCTCTGAGTTTGGCAGAAAGATTGCGTGGGTCAGCTTGACCGTTAGTAGAAACTCGTATCCAACGATATGCAAAACCAGCCTGTTTGTCCGGCTCAGGGAGAAGTTCCGCAGGCGTCCACTGCTGAGGGCGCTTGGTTAATTCACGTGTTTGCATTTCGCGAGGAATTTTGTTTTCAGCCATTTTAGTTCTCCAGTTTTAAAACTTCACGTACATATTGTTCCGGTGTAATACCAAGCTTTTTGATGGTATTGACTTGCGATGTGCTAAGACGAATCTTTTTTGAAGATGTCGATCTTGTCGCTGGTGCAACAACTGTCGGGGTTTTTCGCGGAGTTACCTCCGGTTCTGGTTCTCCAAAATTTTCTGAAAATCTCCTCCGCATTGTCTTGTCCAACACAGAGTAATACTCATCAGACCCAACCGGAACGCCGTTGCGCTTAAGCTTTTCGTGCAAGCCCAATGCTGCAGCAGTCATTTCCTCATCTTGACCAAACCAAGGATTGCGCTCTTGCCACGCCATCGCCTTTTGGTCAGGACGCTGTGTCTGTTGCTGAGGTTGTACTTCAAACTTTTCCTCTTGTAAAGGGGGCATTTTGAAGTTGTTTACACGGTCCATTTGGACTGTGGTCTTGGTAATAAGCTCTTGAGCCTCCAAAAGCTTATCTGTATCGCCAGAATCATAGGCTTCGCGGTAAGCTTTTTTAGCCATTTCTAGCTTAAGCTCATTCGAATCCTTCAATGCAGCGATGTACTCTTCCTGACCGCTGTTTAACATGCCTTTCATGCGCTTGTTTTCTTCCAACAGGCGCTGTGCAGCAGTAATTGCCTCTTGTTGTTCGCGGTAAGCAGCTTCTTTTGCCCGGCGCTCGTCGTGCCAAACCTTCTTAAGCTGTTTAAACTTCTGACGAACATCATCGGAGTAGCTTTCAAGCTCTTCTTGCTCGAGCTTTTCAACTATTTCCTTGGGCATTGGCTGTCGACCACGGTCTTCAGCAGGCGTATCGTCTTCAATCTCAATCTTTAGGTCGCCTTCGCCTTCGATTTCGTAATTTAACTCTTCTTTTGTGTTGTTTTCCTGCAACTCGTCAGGAAATTTAAATTCTGTTTTTTCAAAATTAGCCATTTAAACGCTCCTTATTTGCGACGAATGCCACGTGGGT